CATCGCAGCACCGCCGCCGAGTTTCTTCGAGTCAATCGTTTCGAGTGATTGCGTAATATGAATCGTACCCGGCGAGATGTCGAAACTAAACTGAGGCGGTATCGGGTCAGTCCCTACTGGTGCATAGTCTGCGGTCTCAGTGAGAGGGTCGTTCTCGGTGTTACGCACTCCGAGCTTATAGGATACCGTCCCCTCCCACGCATCAACGCCTATTGATTTGAGCGTCCCGCTGAAACGCATCAAACCACCGTAGGTCAGCGGAGCCTCAGCGAGCAACAACGCTCTTGCAGAGGATTCCGTAGCAACGTTGAAAATTTTGTAGACCATCTCCACCCCCGGCGAATCGCCGAAAGTCGAGTTTGGCCCGTCGATATGCTCGATTATTGTTGCCATTATGCGAACCTCCAATTTTTTTCGAGTGCCTTGATTTCATCCGCGACGATGCCGATTCCCTTATCGATGTTTATCAAACGCTCTAATTGTTTTTGGTTGATCGAATCACCCGCCGCAAAAATTTGTTTGTAGTTGGATGCCGAGAAAACCCCCCTTGTTGCGTCGCCGACCATTGGAACCCGTTGCGACATTGACATTCCGGCAATCGTCGCTTTTACGTCAGGCTTTTTGAGGGCTTCGCGTGCGAGCCTTGCTCGTTCTGTTAGATCGTCGAGTTCCTTTTTCGCCTGTGCGAGTTCGCCTTTTGCGATTTCCAAAGCCTGATCACGTGCGGCCTGACGTTTATCACGTGCGGCCTGACGATCCTTATCAATTTGCTCACGAACCTTATTCCAGACCGACGGGTCGTTAGCCATCTTGTCAAAAATATCGAGATCTTCGAGGATACTCGTTGCTCCGATTGCTTTTGCTCCTCGGCGAATGAGGTTGATAATACCAAGGATCGTCTTTTTGAAGGTCGTGAAAACATACTCGCCGATGTCTACGATTATGTTTGTGATCTCTTCGCCGACCGAGTGCCACGAATCAACAAACCATCGTTTGAACCAATTCCAACCCTTCTGCAATTCGACTACTAATGTCCGCCATGCAACGAGCAAACCCTTCAATGTGATGTCCCACGCGAGGCGAAAATCGCCCGCAGCGAGTGCGTCCGCGATACCCTTGAATGCTTGCATTGCTGTTTGTGCGAGAGATTTAAAATAGGCCAACAGCCGACCGAGTGCAGCCGATCCCTCTTCTGTTTGGGCAATCAGATAAATGATTCCCGCAGCCAACGCAGTCACGCCAATAACGACGAGACCAATCGGCGAAATTATCGCAGCAAATACGGCAATAATCGCTTTTACAGCGATGACCAAACCCGCAGCAGCCGTTGCGATTGTTGAGATAACCAGCCCCAAACCCGTCAGTGCGATTCCCACACCGAGAACCGCAGCCGTAACGATTCCGACAATCTGAACTGTGCGTTTGTTTTCTTGGAGCCAATCCCGAACCCCTTTGATAACTCGCAGAACTTCGCCCGTAAATTCCTTGATCGAGTCGGCACTTGGAAGGATCGCGGAGCCAATCGCGTGAAACGCATAGGTTAACGCGGTGAGGATCGAGTGAAGCGATTTACTCGCCGCCGCCGCCTGCTCGGCTTCCTCCCTCGGCATCGACGCCCCCGCTAGTTTTGCCTCTTCTCGATAGCGACGCAGACCCGCAGCCCCTTCCGAGAATATCCCTGTCAGTTTGTCGCCCGATCCGCCGAGAAGTTCCAACATTAACCGCGTCCGGTCGGCAGGGTTTTGGACCCTCGAAACGCCGTCAGCAATCGCCTCGAATTGGTCTTCGAGTTTCAGCCCTTTGAGACGCTGAGCGTTTAGCCCAATCTCTTCGAGAGCCAGCGAGAACCCGTCACCCTCTTTCGATTTTGAGAGTTTGTCTTGTAGGTCTTTCGTTGCGTCTGCAACGTTATCGATGTTCAGGCCGACCTGTTCAAACGTGTAGGCCAATTCACTGACAGCCTCGGTAGTTGCCCCTGTCCGATCTGCTATTTTTTTGATCTCTGTACCACGATCAACAAACGACGAAACGGCCTTAACGACTGGAAGGGTCGGTGCAGCTACACCGATCCCGATTTTCGCCGTGATTTTACCGAATGCCAAAATCCGTTTACGCATTTTTTCGAGTGCGGGGCCGATTCCTTTGTCTTTTGCGGATAGTTCAACATGAGCCTTTCCGGCCCGAATCGAGCTTGCGGAATTGCTCCCACCGCCACCGCTTCCCGATACTGGCATTATTTTTTCCTCTTGTAGTTCGATTCAAAAAACTTCCCGATGTTCCGCCACGCTCGATCCGATTCCGCCTTTGTTGCTCGCACAATTTGCGGTTTTGGTCGGTAGCGAATCGGCAACAATTTCGTCGGGTCTGTCGGTTTATTTACCCATCCTGATCGGTCACCAACGAATGCTGCAAGGCTCGCATCTCGCACCCAGTCCGATCTCTGTTTCCCGTCAGCCATCCACGCCAACTCACGCAACGTAAACGGGTCAGGAACTACGCCGACAATTCCGGCAAGCTCATAGATAATGCGGTCGTGATTTTCTTGTCCAGCTCCGTTGCTGCCATCTCCCCCGCTTTCTGATACATCTCGTGGAACCTCTCCCGCATCTTCGCAGCGAGGCTCCGGTTCGGGAAAAAACTGATTACGGCCTCCAGAAGAGCCTGCGTAAATCGATCCATTGTGTCAGCGTCGAGCCCATCCTCGATTGCACTATGATCGTGATCGCCGTTGCACATCGAGACAATTGACACAATTTTCATAGGGTCGCTAGAGAGTCGGATTAGGTCTTGGCTATCCTTCTCGAAAAGTCGCAGAACATCAACGCCCGTTACGGAGCGAATCCGCTTTGTGAGTCCGATTGTCAGATTGATTTGCCACTCTTTACCGAGTGCGTCTACAAACATACTCATTTTGCTTCATCCTTCCAAAATTCGGCAGGTTTCAACGATAGTTCTTTGTCAAACGCCGGTCTCATAAACGGACGTTGACGATATTTCAGCGGTCGCCCGTTTTGGCTAATTCGCACTCCGCCCGATTCCAACAAGCTCGGAGCGATGCCACGCCGAAACGGAACGGGACCAATTACAACGGTTTTTTCGTCCGCCGAATACTGGAAGAAAATGAGCCGTTTGAGATGCCCCGCGTGGTTACTTGGCGGTTGTCCGGGTTGACTGATTTGTTTTCGAGACCGGATCGAGGTTTTGGCACGTTGACGCACAAAAGCCCCGAATTTACTCAGGGCTTTTTTAGTCGCTTTATCGAGTGCGGTCGTAACTTTTCCCGTATCGAAAAACGATTTTCGTGCGTTGGCGACAACGTCCATTTTTCACCTTAACTGAATGCCTCGAAGGTTGGTGCTCCGCCAGCGACTACGACCCGTTTTGGAACCTCGGCTTCAACCAATGGAATACCGGGGGCCAACTCGAAATCTTGGTAGATCACGTTGGCCATCGCTTGATCCTCTTGCCATGAAAAAATCTCAGCGTGAAACCGGTAGCCGGTCACTCCGTTTTCGTCGCTAGGGCCGTTGAGAACCATAATGTCGAGTTGCGTATTGTCATGAAACGCATCGTCAAACTTGATAAAGTCTTCGTGATTGACGTCGGCTCGCATTTTCCCGCTTATTGAGAGATCGGCCATTGTGCCAGCATATTGCCGCACTCGGCCTCCCCCACGAACTGAGGCGTCTGTTTTATCCTTCGTCATTGTGTAGGATAGATCACCGACAATAGTCACCTCGTTCCATGTTGGTGTGGCGTATGTTCCGGTGTTGTAATAGAGCTTACCCTGAAACCCTGATTTTGCCATATTAGACTATCTCCCGAAAAGTGACTTCTATTTCTGACCAGAATATCTTGTGTTCTCGGACCATTTCAGGATCACAAGCAACGGTTACTGCACCAGCTTGCGGCCAGATTTTGTCCAGTATCGGTTCTGCTCGTTGGTCGAGTAAGACGTCGTAGATATTCTCTGCTACCCATTGCTTTCTTTCTCGCAACCAATCCTGTGGTGGTGCACCCATGCCCGTGTAGCGTTCACACACCACGATTCCAATTCGATAATCCATAACGTCTTCAGATCGAGTCGCCATCTCAGGATTTTCGTAACCGAGAGGGATGATGAACACACTCCGAGTTGTCAAAAACATCGGCGAGTTCCGATCATTGGTCTCTATGTCTGGTGATTCAGCCACCTGAATTTGGTAAGAGTGTGTGCCCAGAGCCGCATCTATCGCTGTCTTGCAGGCGTCCGCAATCTCATCCAATCGGAGAGACATTAGCCAACCCTCTTGCAGTGTACCCGTGCGATTCCCCGATTGGAATCAGAATATCGCCATGCTGGATCGCCTGTTCCTGCTGGCACAACGATCTCAAAAACATATAAATGACCATTGATTTGTTCGGTGATTCGATCCCCGACCTGTGGTAAATCGAACTGGTCGGCGATCTGCGAGATCGGGATAAGGTAGTCTCGCTCACCCCACTGCACAAAACCACCGACACCACCCCGTTGAACACCTGCAAAAAGCGTATTCCCTACCCATGCCACGATCAAGGCATGGGTTGCCCCGCGAGAATAAGTCACTGATACACCAGCCCCATCACCGAGGCTTTGCTTGAGCCAGCCACTCGCTTTTTTCATGAGGTTAGTCATTATTGTTCCGCCGTCCGAAGGATTGCTCGATCGATATAAACCGGTCCAGCTGTTGCGGTTCCTGAGGTTTTCTCGACATGGGCCAACAAACCGAGAGGCCCTGTTGCGGCATCTAACCGGAAAACCGTGTTCGGCAACACATTCACCCCATCGACGTACAACTGGACGTCTGCTGGATTTCGAGCATCTATCCACAGCTCACATCGGTTCGCAACGGATGAACCGACTGAAAAATCAACTGTGGTATCGGTAGCGTTCACAGTTGTCGTACCATCTTTGGATTGTGCTCGGATGTCCGTAGAGCCACCATCGATGTGAAAAAAGACGTGTTCGGTGACTGCATCCGCATCGGTTGTGGAGGTCCCATTAGCTAGGCCGAAATTGATGTCCACATCCGAGGTGGATCCATTGGCACCCACTCGCACCACAAACTCTGCGATTGGATTGGAGTTGACCGCAACGCGATCGACGCTTAAAAGATCGACACATTGTGCTTCGCTGGTTCCCGTTAGACGCAGCCCTGGGACTCCACCGTAAATTGGCGGTAACCCAAATCCACCGGCTGCCGCAGTACCTGTTGCCACCGACAAAGCCCCGTCTCGCAATAAATCGATCGTTGGAGATTGTTCTTTGTTCAGGTCGACAACGCATGTAGCATCGCTACTGGTTGCATCGCCGACAATAGTTCCCAGATAAAAATCTCGATCGTTCACCTTACGGAACGTGACGGCATTCGCGGAGTGATCCCAATAGGCCCGACCACCATCAAGCAACGCGATACCTGTTGCCTTGGTCATTGTGTACTTGCCGACGTCGGAAAAGTTTGCTGTATCGCCAGACTCATGAGCATTCAGGCCGACGCAGACAGCTGCTCGACCATTAGCGAGTTGACGCACCTCTCCTGAAGCGACCGCATTCTCCAACGTAATACGATTGTCGGATGCAGGTCGCAACGCAATTGCATCAGCCATTTGTTTACCCCTTATTATTTGGCTTCACTTCTTTCTTACTTTCTTGTTGATCAGGCACTTCTCGTACCCATTTCACACCGAGGAGAGACTCTAGGTTCCCAGCCGGTATTTCGTGATTTTTCACAATGTCACCATGTTTGTACTGCTTGCCTTCCACGGTGACGTCCCTCAAAAATTCGATAGCCATAATGCACCCTTAGGCGGTCGTTTTACGCAGCCCTTTCCAGTCGAGGGCTTTGGCCCCAATATCCATTTTTACATCCCAACCAATGCCGTATTGCCCTCTATCTAAAGTGAAAGAACGCACTTGTGGTGCCTTTCCAGTGCCTCGAAGGTATCCGACCTCAATCGTATGGGCCATGACGGAGGCAAGATACCAAGTCGTTGAGCTACCAGCATTGCTTGTCTCAGTCGCAGGGTCTACCACGCCGTTCTCCAGACGAGCGTCAGAGACGAGCTGCAAGTTTTCATCAGCCAGCGTGTTTGCGGTACCGCGTTCCGTTACACTACCTGCAGTGCCCGCAATCACGATTGCGGTAGAGGCGATCAGTTCCTTCGCGACAAAACGGAGTGCTGGGGGCACAATTAAATGGGTCGCGGTGAGATTGAGATTGGCCCCGTTTTCTTGGATTTTGTTGATGGCTGCGATCGCGGATTTTAGAGTTGCTGCGGAGAGTGCTGAAGACGAGCCGAGATTCCCATCAGTTGTATTAAACAACGCTCTGCCGGTTGCAGTGAGTGTGGGGTTGCTCAAAAGAATTGAATAGACCAAGTCGGGTCGCAGTCGTGCGGCAGCTTGACCTAGTCTGAGCGGTGTGTCAGAGATCGCACCGAGCATGTCGTCGATAATGTCCTGCTCATCGATCTGGAACCGTTTTGCGTACCGAGCGATCTTGTAGGATTCCAGAGCGTCTGCAAAACTCGCGTCATCTGCCGTGCCACCACGAGGTAATTTTGAGAGACCATCTCCTACTTCGACGCGGATTCGCTCCTGAGTTTTGAAATCCGCGACCTCAGCCTCTTTCGTCCAACTCATTGTCGTATCTGGTGCCTCCAAATACGAAGCAAGGAGTATGGCATTCACGTTGGTGGTGAAAATGTTGGCGAGGTTGCTACCGCTGAAGGCGGCTTGGATCATCTCGCTGCGGTTCGTTGGAATTGACTTTCCTTCAAGTCGCAGAGCCTCACGGCAGATATCGACAGCACTCATATCAGAGTATTTGTGTGCTGCTTCCATGATCTGATTGCGGTTTGAATCGTTGATTCCCGCACGAAGCCATTGGGGGAGTTTCAGGGCGATTGCTTGAACTGAATTGGTGAACGCTTTGTTGTCCAGAGCGAGACCCGCACGAACCAACAGAGCACCCTGAAGGGCTTGGAGAGTACAGGATTTGTCGTGAGACTTGACGATGACCGCAGGGCCAGCGTGGCGGCTTGATCGTTTCATAGCGAGCAGCTCCGACTTCACTTTGTCTACGCTCCAATTATTTTCAATCGCGTGCGAGAGGAGCTTGACCTTTTTCCCAGAAGACGCTTTGATTTTGGGGTTGCCATACTCTTCGCACAATCGAGTAATGGTTTTTACCCGTGCCATCACATGGGCGGCGTTGATTTTTCTCTTTTTAGCACGAGCATTTGTCGGCATAACCTCTTCTTTTTCTTCCTCTTGTTCAATTACGTCCTCTTCTTTTTTTTCCTCTTCTGCGATTACCCCCTCTTCGGGGTTCGTCGCATTTTCCTCTTCATCTTCCTCAGCGTACTCCTCGTTGTAGAGCAGTTGCAGATTCGTTCTTTGAATCTCGCTGAGGGAAGTTTGATCGTCAAAACCAATCGACACTAACCATTCCTCGAATGACATTGTTGCCCCCTTTATTGATTTGTTCCGGCTAACAACCGCTGTAGTTAATCGGTCCCCGCCAAGCACAACGAAACTCACCTCTCTCAGTTGCAATTTTCTGGCCACATATAGTGGCCCTTCGTACCGTCTGCCATTCACAGTTATTGTCTGCCCAGACTGTACTCGCTCGACCTGACCCGGGTTACCTCCCACAGATACTTGCCATTGATAACCAGCGTCTGCTCGATCCAGAACTTGCTTGCAATAGTTCATCTCGAGCGGAGCGTCTGTAGGCGTGAAGACGCCCTCAGCTACCAGTTTCCCGTCCTGCAAGCGGATTGACTCGACTTGACCCACAATGCATTCTGCCGTCGATCGATGATCGTATAATGCAGGGATTCGCTGGTTTGACAGATCGATAGAGTCCAATTCGATTACGACAGGGTCTTCCCAAGGCCATATCGACATTGGTTCGCCGGTGTAAGCCTCCAACGAAAATCTTCGTTTGCCTGACCCATCCGCCGCCTTGATACGGCAATTGACGGCAGTAGTTTTAAGTTCTTTTGGCATTCTTCCTACACTATCTTACGACGTGCCTTATTCGTTTTGCCGACTTCTCTTGCAGCTCCCCGTATGGGTAGTTGATGTTCACGCAATCGATCTCGCTCGATCGCTCGTTGCTCGAAGGCCTCTTCCCAATCAATACCTCGAGCTGCATACGAGGCAGCGTAGGTTGTTGTCCCATTCCGCAGGCGGATCTCTTCCGCTTGAGCGTCTTTCACTGGGTCTAAGGAAGTGAACCCGTCAAAGTACCAAGCCCACGACCATTCACTTCGCAACGGCAATCCTTCTTCTATCATCCCTGGGATTAGTGCTGCTTCGTCTAACCAAGCTCGAAAAATTTTGTCCATGATACGGTCACAAAAATTGGACCTTCGCACCTCAAGACCTCGGTGGTAAATCCCATAGTCCAGCCTGCCGGAGGAATAGTTGTAATCTGAAGAGGTATTACTGCTCACGTTCCTCGGAGCTAGGACTGGCGAGCCGGCCTCCGTCAGAATCTCGTTTTTGAACGCCCCATAGGAGTTGACTGGTTGCTCTGGCTTGAATTGCGTTGCTTTCCAGCCTGCGGGCAAGGTCAGCAAGGCCCCGCGAGCTAGGGCTACCTCGTCCATAGTTTCGACTGATGGACCATCGCCCGTGTCCGCACTGGCGTCTGTCTCCAGCACGCCAGCAAGGTTTGCGGCTGTTTCAGCGGCCACTACGGTGGCAAGGGTGTAACGCCGCAGATAAGCAAACAAGGTCAAGGACGAGAGTACCTCTGGTACTCCTCGCAGTTGCCCTGGACGTCGTCTCTTATACCAATGAAGGACTTTGTTTGCGTCGATCCGATCGTATTCGTAGCTGGCAGCGTACCAGACATTTGAACCTGGATGTGCTTTGCGGAAGTGCCATTCCGTGACATTGCCGTACTGGTCGATTCGTCCACCTGGAAAACACAACGGGTCGGACCAATCGAGCAATGGTGTTTCGACCTGATCACACTCATACAGGCGGATATCCAGCTGCACGTTATCATGAGGCAGAAGGGGGTTGGTAAAAAATAACCCAAACCCTTCTCCGTCTCGAATAGCCGCATTGTCGAGCATTCTTAGCTTTTCACCGAGTCCGATGGACCTTGCCCATCGATGGAAGGCATTCTCGAGCCTGCGAGTTACCTTGCGATCTACCCCAGGTATCTTGAGCTGAGGGCGTGGCATTGTACCAATGAGATCATTGGATAACTTCTCAACCAGACCTCCTAGATAGCCGTTATTGTCGCATTCATACCTTGAGCGTTCGCGAAGTGTTTGCCTGACTTCTGGAGAATTTGCCGCATTGGCGTTGAGAGAGTCAGCCCATGCCCAATGATTTGCGTTTTCCCAGGTGGTTTTGGCGGCATCGTATGATGCCCTGACTTTTCTAGGTTGTCGTGGCGGTCGGAACCATGTCGTAAATTGGCCGAATACGCGTGATAAGGCTGACATTACACGGCACCAGGTGGTACAGCTTTCGCAATTCGCAGTTTATTCCAGCCAGATTTCGGTCCACCCGAGGCATTGTTGCCTGCAAGGGCTTCCTGTGTTTTCTGGTTTTGGAGTGCCTGTATCTGGTCAGGGATCGGCACTGCCTGAGCCGATTGACCATCGATAGAAACGGATACAGGTTGTGTGGCTGCTTCGGCGATACTTTCTGCTGTTAATTCTGCCACAACTAACCCTCGTGTACGGTTCGGCTCGTATTACTCCCATCAGCAATAGGAGCCGAATGTTGACTGATTCGCCGTCACTGCTAGGACCGATTCCGCGTCTCCCGTAGGTCTGATTCGCCGACTCCCGCTAGGACCGATTCCGCGTCTCCCGTAGGTCTGATTCGCCGACTCCCGCTAGGCCACATTTCGCTTGGCTCCCCAGCTATCGCCTGCGTCCGGCGAACCGACCTACTAGATTCGGCAGCAGCCCCTAGCTCAAGGGTGAGCATTGGTATTCTGAATAATGACTGAGGTTTTATCAATAAACAAAATTAGATATGGCTAAATACTTTTTAGCCGGCTGAGAACTATTTAACCGTGTCGATCGTTTCGACGGTTCTTATTTTCGTGTTGCACTTATTACAACGTCGATATCGAATAGTCTTGCCAACCACTGGCTTGTACATTCCGGTCAACCGAAATCGGTTGTACCCACATTTGGGGCAGATCAAACCTTTCATTCTCCCCTCCGCTTCCTTTTTTGCAGTTCTGATAACTTTATCCTCTGCCTCGTTTGCGTGGTCTGACTCCCGATCACCCTGAGACCTGCAAAGGATGCCCCTACACAGCAACCGACCAAACAATCGAACCAGTGATTATCTGGTCTGTTTGGCTTAGGCTTCCATTCAGTGACTGTTCGATTTAATTTCGGTGCTGTTACTAGCACTGGATATTCTGACTGCAAGTGCTCACTCAGCAGATCATGCTCACGAGGGGACGCACCGAAAAACAACAATGCTGACGGTAATCCAAGTGGTGTTTCCAGACGTTCGGCAAGAAAAGATTTCCAATAGTTTGCATCGAATTGTAGTAGCCTCGATTTAAGACCACCCGTAGAGGCCGTGAGGTGCCAGTTTTCGCCCGCTCTGTCACCCGGTCGGACCGTGTAATCGGCGAACGGGGTGGATGTCGCTCCTGCTGACCTACCCTTGCTTGGTATCACGATTCCCCGCCACGATGTTTCTCTTGACCACCGGTAGATCGCGTCAGTTTCCCAGCCCGAGTCTACTAGCATCCTCTCGATGGTCAAACCGCCGCCCCCGTCACGAACCCATTGTTTCCCGAGGAGGATATTCGATAGGTCAGTCAGTGCTTGATAGATTCTCGCGGCTGCCGGTAGATTTGGGTAGACGTCAGATAGCGAGGGGCGAGGGTCGCTTGCAACAAACCTTTTTAACTGTTGTTCTGGGTATGTTCCATAGTCAATGATCGAACCACCAAAACTTTGATTCCACCCTGCCACTGCGTAAAAGAGAATCTCTCCCTGCACGTCCACCATCGCTGTAAGGAGAGATGTCTCCATCGGGACAACTCCTCGCGGCAATCGGTTCAATCGCTCGATTACCGCAGCTCCGATCGGTTCCTGCTCCCCACTTTTACGCATTTCTTTTGGTTCGTTCTGATATTCGGCCCAGAACGACTCTGGGCTAATCAAAAAGAGTTCCATTGCGTGTTGGATCGCGGATATCTGGTCAGGATCGTAACGAGACTCCCAGCTGACTTGTGCTCCGCGATCCATCTCCTCACGATTTTGCCGATAGAATTCCGTTGCCAGTTCTCGTTTCTTACCCGTTCGCAACCCTTCGCTAAGAAGGTCGTGGTACTTCTCCCACAAATCCACTCGCTCAGGGAATGCCTTCAACAGTGAGAACCTCCGACCCTGCCATTCTGGATGCCGTGTATTGTCGAGGATACGATCCACCATGTCGCCCGGACGTATCACTGTCGCTGGCATGATGGCTGCGATCTGTCTGCCCGGACCTGCAAGCCCCAGCACAGCTCCCGAAATCACCTGCTCTCTCGTGATGTTCTGCGCAGGAGATCGTGCGGATTCGTCCGTCTGAGGATCATCGATGATCACCAGATCGGGGCGGACCTTTTTCCCACCTTGATTATGTGCCATCCCACGGATCGATCCCGTGATGCCCACCACCTTAATCACACATCCCGAAGACCGTGCCCCTCTTATCGTAGGGAAGGTAACGCTTTTGCTCGCCCACTCAATCCGCGTCCTCTCCCCCTCACACGTCTGACCACCAGCTCTATTGTGGATCCCCTCCAAGGCCCTCACTGGGTAGCACACCTCGGGGAAATCCTCTGCTAGCAGATCATTCGTCTCAATCTCAGATTTGATTGAGTTGAGCAAGGATTCCGCTAGCGGTTCGGTGGCCCCGATCAGGACCAAGAACTTCCGATGCCCGTACAAGGCCGACCAGAGTGACGCCGATTCCGCCAAGGTTGTTTTCCCCGACCCCCGTGGCATCGCGAAGGCATACTGGCCGCCGTGCAGACAGACCGTCTCTAATAGTTTGATCGACTCGAGATGGTCGACTCCCCACGCGAGAGCAAATCGCTCCCGTAGGTAGGTCTCGCAGAATTTTAACAAATCACCTTCACAGGCAGAGCGTCGGGCTGCGTCTACGATCTGTGGTAAACTCCCAATATCCCGCCCAGCTGCAGCCTGTTTACGCGATCGCTCCGCAGCCCTCTGCTTGTGTGCTTCGTATTGTTGGCTATTCTTGGCGGTCATCATATATCGAATCAAACAGTATTTATATTTTTATTCATTGATATTCCGATAACAAAGAAACTTTGCTCAAAAAATCGACTGTTCCCCATACGGTGAGATTTTTTTTCACCACAGGAAGGACCCAAGGGGGGGGTCACGACGGCATTTTCCCGATCTCCGCGAATCTTAGTGTCGGGCGTGTTTGTTGTTTTGCAGCCTCTTTTCTGCGTTCGAGCATCTCGTTATTGCGTTTGATGTCACGCATCATGTCACAGATTTTTTGTGACAAGAGTTGGATGAGCTGAGAAGCGAAGTTCAGCTTGGAGACGGCGTCGAGGGTACGCAGCGATTCGAGAGCTTTGATGACGACGTTCTCGGGGATTTTTTCGTGGTTTATCCAATGATTGATCCAAGTACAAAGCGACGGGTCAACCTTCTCACGGGAGAATCCTTGAAGGTTGGCATACATCATCCAGACTTGGATGGTGATGGGCCTGACGTTCATGGGGACGAGCCGGATAGGGGCTTGCATGACCTGCCGCAGGCTGTCGATGGAGATTTCGGTAATCTCGGCCAGATCGCGCTTTTCTTTCAATGTTTCCATATTTTCCCTTTAGGTTGAGAATGCGGACTCTATCTGTTCGATCATTTTTTCCGTTTCTATCTCTGTTTTGGTCTTTGGCCTTTGCGGCCCAGTATTCGCGTTCTGGCGATACTTTGCCGGGAAAAGGCCTTGCCATCCGTTTCGGATGGAATCCCCCACGCATTGGGCCGCTAATGCTTCGGGGAGGGAAGCCAGTTCTTTGAGTTGCCTCGTCAGTGTGGCGGGGGTGAGGGTGAGTCGCCGAGAACGACGGTACTCGATCCACTCTCGCCACACTGTGGCAAAATTTTCCGACTCGAACGGGAGTTCCAGTTGCTCCGCTTTCCCCTTCGTGGGCTTAGGTGGTGGGATCGGTTCTGAGGCAGACGCAGGCATGGTCTGGCTCCCGCCCGTCCCCCCAACGGGGGGTAGGGGGGTATTGTCTTGTTCTTGTTCTTGTTCTTGCTCTTGTTCTTGCTCTTGATTTGGCATACCATTCCGAAAGGGTTCGGGTAACCCTTCGGCAAACCCTTTCCCTAACCCTTCGGCAAACCCTTTCGCTCTCGCCATAATCTCATAAAGCATAGGACATTCCGGCAAAAGAGCGATGGCGTTGCTCCATGACTTCACTACGTTTGGGTTTTCCGGTTTGTTGTATTTGAGGAAGTTTGGCAACCATATCAAACAAGCTCTCTCATCCACCCTGACGAGACCCTTTTGAGTCAGTTCTCGGAACGCTTCCCGAAAGGGTTCCGAAAGGGTTCCCGAAAGGGTTCCCGAAAGGTTTGATGAGAGAGGCCCGATCTCTTCCGCAAGACCGTTGATGCTCCCTCTCATGGCGCCCAGTGAAGTAAGGTGGGGGTGGGTGAGTAAGAAAAAGAACACGAGCTTGGCTTTGGGAGACAAAGATCGAAACTTAGCGTCACCCCAAATCCTTGTGTCGATTTTGCGGAATTTGGCAGTCACTGGTCCCCTCTTAATTTTTTCGATACTTGCGATTGAGTGCACGTTCTTCGGCCTGATCGATAGCATCAGTGACGAATATGAACGGCATAGAAATTAGCCAGAACGAAACCGATAGTAGCACGGCGGCCACAGCGATTGGTAACAAGAGCATCCTTGTTATTTTGAGGAGAAGTATCACTGGACATCTCCCGAACCGTCAACTGGTGTCTTGACCGCATAATCTCTCGGGAGAAGCAGAATCTCACCCTTAGCGTCAAAAACTTCATGGGTTGCGATCGAGCCTATCTTGGTAAACCCCGTTGGTGTATTTGCCTTAAACGATTCGTATGGCAGATACACGGTTTTATTTTCGTAATCGAAGGTCATGGTAAGTGTGCGTATTTTTGATTTCATCACATTCTCCTATACAGATAAAATTTGGCTTATTCGTTTTAGCCTTTGATTGCAGTGGTATCGGTTTGGTGAAACAATTCGCCTTTCGCTGGAATATGTGTGGATAGGCTTGCATTTGACTTTGCTGCTAATCGCTCTTTGACAGATTCCGTGCGAGACTTAGTAGCAGGGAAATACTCGGCGAGTTTCTCCTTGTCAGACTTTACTTCCTCGAAGACAGAGCGGATCGTAATAAGATCATCGTAGGTGAGTTCGCTTGGTGTTTGTTTGTCTACGAGGGTAAGAATTTGGACAGGTTGCAGCCCCCATTGTTTTGCACCATACTCGGCTGCTTTTGACCACTGGTCCGAGATGGTAGGCCCTTCTTTCTCGATAGTGACTTTGCATCGTTCAACAATCTCATCGACGAATACTCGAGGTACGAGTCGGAATATAGCATTCCGCAAGGCTTTACTCTGGCCAGCGTTCGCAGCAATGGTGATCATGTCATCGTTGTATCTCTGACCTTGTTTGTTCGTGATCCGAACGCGGATCTCCGAAGAGAAAGCCGTGTTAGTTTCTAGGTCATGTGCAAATCCTTGCACAACGATAGAGGTAGCAGTTTCCTCGATGACACGAGACCCAAACCTCACATTCCCCCACGCATTAGCAACAATTTCTGCTAGTCGCACACTGGGACCTTCTATCGTCTGCCCACCCCGCGGTAATCGATATATACACTTCTGGGCGACAGCAGCGTTAAACGTTGCTTGTGACAAACATCGCTCAAGAGCTAGCTTGACATTTCTGGGGAAGGCTTTTGCGGTCGCGATTTGCCCATCAATCTCCGCTCTAGCTGTAATGGCTGCGAGCGATATGGCATTAACTTCTTGGGGAGTTTCTTGCATTTTAATTCTCTATTTCAACAACATCGAAACGGTAGTGTTGACTTGGCTCTACCGAATAGCCTTTGCGTTGTACAAGTTTTCGTTTAATGGTGTATCTGCCAGCGAAGCATGTTTCTGCGTTGCCCATCTTGAGGATAATTCTGCCTTTTGCTTCCTCGGCTTCCCTTTCCATTTTGCGGGCAATAGCTTTACAGTCAGAGTAGATGCCAGCGAGTTCCTCAACCGAGGAGTCGTAGATCGTGTGCTTCTCGGTTGTCGGTTGGTACAGGGCTTCTAAAATCGCAATTGTCTCATGATGCCGCCAATCTGGTTCGGGTGGTGAGTTTTCCTGTACTCGTTTCCACATCTCGAAACATTGGTTATGTATCATTACCGCGAGCGTCTCATTGAATTTGACCTTGTAAATCAACAATTCCTCACCACCTACCAAAACGACTACCTCGGCACTCTTGTGGCCAGTCACGTCCATTTGGTGCATCACCTGACACAGGTAATGATGTGGTATCTGATCGGTACCAGGCTCGCCCCAATCATCCACTCCCTGACGGAGTTGCCGTACTGTCTTTATTTCCACGATTCCCGTACCGTCGGCTCGGAACCTATCAACTGTAGCTAATTTCCACGGATGCATTGGGTGGGCGATCGTCTTCCCATTTGGATCTATCAGACCATCGCCTGTTTCCTCCTCGTACATTTGAGCCACTATTGGTTCCAGCAAACGGCCTCGTCTCATCGCTGGATTGTCAGGTTGCTTCCACAATCCCCGTTTGTCTGCCCAGACGTGTAGCGGCGTTCTATGTGGGTCGATGCCGCAACATGCGGCTGCATCAGAGGACCCGATACCCCTTCTCCGATTTTCATGCCATTCGTCGGGCATGGAAGTACCGATTGACACTACCATGGAGTTTTCTCCATTACAAAAGTCAAATCGTCTGCGAAGCGGGTGATCAGATTGTGTTTGTGGGTGCGAAATGCCTGCAGGTCCCACTTTATTTCTGGGACCTGTTCTGGGACCAGCATGTAAATCTGTCCTTCAGTGAAACACTCCCATACAGTTTTCGTGATCGCGACGATCCTGTATAGGCCGGTGAGGTCAGTCACCTTGACCAGATCGCCAAGTGCGTACTCTCTTCTTGTGGCCGCGAATGTGGCCAGTTGTTCGTTCATTCTTTTCTCCACCGTTATTCGTCGCTCAGTGCGACATAGGGGTTCGAACCATCACAGGTCTTATAAACCTGTCCTCTACCACTGAGGTACTTGTCCAGTTTTTGATGACCTTTGTTCTTCTAAAGATAAAAATATTCTTATTCTTTTATGCTTTAGCTATACAGTTGCTAAAGCAATCTGCCTTAATTGATCGAGTGTGATAAAGTTACTCACCCAATCTGGCTTGTAGCCATCATCAGCAATAACCCAAGTTGTTTTGATGTGTTGTGAAGCACAATAGATGGCTATCTGCCGAGCGACATCAGTACCTTCGTTTGGCCCAAGGTATATTTCCGTCAACCATTCATAAATCGGTATCTCAAGTGCACTGCGAAATACTCGCAATTTTTGCTCGCAAATTGCGAGTATTGCTTCGTTTGATAGCCCGAATGCCCCGCAGGTTGTGGCTTCATCCGGTGATATCATCCCGTTGGTTGCCATAAACCTGATCAGGTCCTTTTTGCGGACACGTCGATCATGACTTCCTGGTATGCGATAACCTCGCAATTGCCCTGAGTCGACCCACTTGCTCACGGTACGCGGTGCCACATGGCATATCTTTGCTATCTGCCCAGTTGTGTATACTTCTCGATCAAGTTCCATGTTATTTTCTCTCTGTCAATTTGTGTTTTGATTGCACTCTGGCTTTTGCTTTTTCCGCCCGTCTGGTTGCTTGGGTTGGCGTCTCCATTTTTGGGCGGCACCCCAACCGTGCTTCCGTGTTCTCGCGGATGTAATCGTCAATCCACTCTTGGCAAGTCTGATACCTGTCGCCAATCACTCTGCACCGTAACTTGATCGTTCGACCGTTGACTTTTGTCCCCACGATCATGATCGATCTGACGCGATTCAGTGGGATGCCAAGAATCTCTGCAACTTGCTGAGTTGTTAACCACATTCATTGCCCTCCGATTGTACGTTGGAATATCGCTTAATTTACACTGAATGTCCATTCATTTGTCATTGCTATCGGGTGTTTCGATGTTTTCCTATAGCTAATAAGCTGAAAAAAGAGTAAAAATTACCTATCATGCCAAAGCCTCGGAAAACAAATCGCGAAGTACCGGCCAGAGTAGAATTGCGAGAAAACGTGGTGCATTTAATCGATCAACTACTAACAGACCGCGGCGGATCCCGTGCCGAGTTTGTTCACTCCGCTATCCTCTATTACCTCGAGCACGCTATTGGCCCGCCCTATTGGCCACCGCGAAAGCCCGAAACACGCGATAACAAAGAACATAATTGACTAGATAATCAAACCATAATCAAATAAGATCAAATCCAATTTGAGGCCCTTATGAAACACTATTTCACACTAGTTTTCTCGCTCGGAATCCTCGCAAGTTTTTTGGCTTGTGGGTCTGGAAACTCCCATCCTCATAAGGAAACTCAAATTGGATCAAATCCGACCAAAGAGGTTGACCAGAAAGGTAAGCAGAATACTGATCCTAAAGAACCTTTCTACGATACCGAATTCCCGAACCCACCCTTACTACCAAAACAACTCTGGGCAAGGGGAGACACGCAAAGAATGAATGATCTTCTTGCGTTAATCGAGAAACAGAAGGACCAAATAAACGAAAAGAAGAACGGATTTGTTCGTTACCCAGCCCCGTCAGAAATATCAACCAAACAACTGCGAGAATGTCGATCGGGTGACTATGTGCGTCTGGGGTTCACTATTGTCGCACAGTTGGCTTATCCAGAGGAAAATATAATCGTTGGGACTGTCGATCTCGAACCAGTTGCATTGATTAATACAAGTACTCGCGATGTGATTAGCGGACGTGAGTATGTATTTTCTGGTGTTTGGTATGTTACAACCATTAATGTAAATGGACGACAATATCTTGGTTTTGATGCAAATAAAGGTGCTCAGAAAGAAAAGGAACTTTTGAAAGAACGGCATCGATACGAGCAAGCAGAGAAGGCTTTTGACGTGGCAGAGAAGGCAATCAAGATGCTTGATGACCTCAAAAAGAAAATCCTTGATGCAAGAGAGCTAGAATTTAAGAAGGCGAAAGTCGAAGCGGAAGATACGGCTTCAAAACTAGCAAAAGAAAAGCATCCCATCAACCCAAATTTCACAATCGAAAAACGCAACGAACTAAGAAAAATTCAAGAGGCATATCGCAACGAAGAACTCAAAAAACTCATGGCCGACGTCGAAGAGAGGTTCAGACTCAAATAAAATGTCATAAAATTCTTACCGCTGTCGGTTTACTGTACAGATGTTCACTTTTATATATCTTACATACGGTCAATTTTTTTTTCACCGGAACGGTTCATGACCACAGAATCAGAATTAATAGAAGCGGCCCGTAAATTTGCTTACGAAGTTTCCTCGAAACGTTTGCGGAGAATAACCCTCACACTCGACGACAACACAAGGCGAACCATCACAATACGGCACGCGAGCGGTTGGTCGTTTGGGGCCAACAGCGTCACCTTCAACGAGGTCACGGTAGCTTTGCGTGGGAAAGCCCTTGCGACGTTGAAGAGACTGGTAGAGGATGAAATAGTCGCGGATTCCGAACTTCTCGCGAGCGTCTGGAACGGCGAAGGGGATACGCACACATTGAATGTGACAATCAGCGAGTTGAGGCGAGTATTGAAAACGGAATTGAAAATCGAAGGGAATCCAATTCAAAGAGTCGAAGGGGGATATCGATTCACTGGTTAACCCATTTTTAACCGATTTCGGCAGCAATCCTTTTAGCGACGGTGTTATCCTCGTCGAGGTAGACTCTTCGTGTGACTTCCTCGCTGTCACCGATCGCTGCAGCGGCAATTCTATCCGATTCGTATCGTCGTTTTATTTCGGTCGCGTAATTATGACGCAACTGGTGAGGATGCCAACGTGGTATCTGCAACTCGTCGCAGGCTTGTCGTATCCGAAAACCATATCGGTTCCTTTGTATTGGTCGCCCACTCAAGAGGGTGAAAACATAACCTGATAGATTAAGACTCTTTTTTACAATTGCTTGGGCCTTTGGCCCCAGCATAACGATCCGTGGCTTTTCCATGTGGGTGGTTTTATTCACTTCAAGGCAGACACGGTACACCCAAACATTTTCGCTGCGGTCTAGGTCCTCCCACCTCATTCCGCAAACGTCGCTAGGTCTCATACCGGTCAGGAGCTGGAGTTCAATCATATCCGCGAGCATAGTCGTCGATGCAGAACCTCTGAAATGATCCTGCACCATGCGAATGAGCTTGATCGGAGCCGACGTTACCTTTTTTGATTCGGGGACATTCGCTCGACCCGCTTTCAGGTGTTGAATTGACTCACATTCGTGCAAAACTGACGGTGGGACAAACTTTCGACCAACACCCCAACGGAAGGCCCTGATAATTCGCGATATATATCCGTTGATTGTGTCACGAACGTACTGCTGTTTGATCATGGCATTCCGCACCGCTTCCAGTTTGGTCAAGCTAAAATCTTGGACGTACTCTGAACCGTACAAGCTGAGCAAAAAACTCATCGCAGATCGTTGGATGTGGTACTCAGAAGTTTGTCGGTCAAATTTGACATAGTTTGCTTGGCAGTGATCTAACCATGCTTCAACAAACTCAGCAATGTATGGTCGAGCCATCTCGGGATGAGAATTGGGTGACGACCAAGCCGCACAGAAACGACGATACCTCTCGTTTGCCTCCTCAGTTCCCCATTGACCAAAATATGCCCATTGTCGTTTACCTTTGGCAATCCATGAAGCATATGCCAGCCCTCTAGATTTGTGGCGGAGCATCCTTGGGACTGGGCGAGGAGCTGACCTCGACGGTCTCCCCCCTCTACGAAACCTTTTATCCGGTGGTGTTGTCACTGCTCTCTCGATATCCCACCTGAGAAGGTCTATTCTGCAACGAAGGGTCGACGTCGAGACGCCGATCTCACTCGCCCATTCCGCCAGAGATTTGGTTACCCCATTAATAGACAACTGCCGTGCTGGATTCATGGCTATCTCCTATCCGTAGACATAACCAAAGATCGACAGGAGTCAGCCAGCTGAAAAATTTTTTGACAATTATGCTTGTACAGTACAGATGTTTTGGAAATCGTCAAAAATGAAGATCGTAAGGATTTGCCGTAATTTTACGAAAAAAAAATCGGGCTGGCGGGATTTGAACCCACGACCTCTTGCACCCCAAGCAA